AAGCCGTCCGTATCATGGGCGGTCTCGCGCCCAAGTTTGTAAGCCCTGGGTTTGATGGAGTGCCAGACCGCCTGGTGCTCCTCCCCCAAGGGAAAATCGCCTTCATTGAGCTGAAAGCGCCCGGCAAGGCACTCCGGCCTTTACAGGTAAGGCGGAAGCGGCAGTTGGAAGCTCTGGGCTTTCCGGTGTACCGCATCGACAGCCCGGAGCAGATTGGAGGGATACTGGATGAAATACAGTCCTCATAAATACCAGACCTACGCCACGGACTTCATCCTGGAGCATCCCGTTTCGGCGGTGTTCCTCGACATGGGTCTTGGCAAAAGCGTCATCACCCTGACCGCCATCTTCGACCTGTGTCTGGACAGCTTCCTGGTGCGCAAGGTGCTGGTCATCGCCCCGCTCCGGGTGGCGCTGGACACCTGGCCCAGCGAAATTGAAAAGTGGGACCACCTGCGCGGCCTTACCTACTCGGTAGCGGTGGGAAACGAAGCCCAACGCAAAGCGGCGCTCCTGCAGAGGGCAAGCGTGTACATCATCAACCGGGAGAATGTTGGATGGCTGGTGGAAAGCAGCGGATTGCCCTTTGACTACGACATGGTGGTCATCGATGAGCTGTCCTCCTTCAAGAGTTACCAGGCCAAGCGGTTTCGCGCGCTTCTGAAGGTGCGGCCCCGCGTCAAACGCATCGTAGGGCTGACCGGCACACCCTCCTCCAATGGGCTGATGGACCTGTGGGCGGAATTTCGCGTTCTGGATATGGGCAAGCGCCTGGGGCGGTTTATCACCCATTACCGTACCGCCTTCTTTCAGCCGGACAAGCGAAACGCCCAGGTGGTGTTCTCCTACAAGCCTCTCCCCGGAGCCGAGGATGCCATCTATGAAAAAATCTCCGATATCACCATCTCCATGCGGGCTGGCGACTATCTGGATATGCCGGAATGCGTGATGAACGAGGTCAAGGTCACCCTCTCCGAAAAGGAGCGGCAAGCCTACGACACCATGCGCTCGGAGCTGGTGCTCTCCCTGGGCGGTGAAGAGGTGGACGCCGGGAACGCGGCGGCTCTGGCGAACAAGCTCTCCCAGATGGCCAACGGCGCAGTGTATGGGGAGGACAAAAAAATCCTCCCGCTCCACGACCGGAAGCTGGACGCTCTGGAGGACCTCATCGAAGCCGCCAATGGGAAACCCGTCCTGGTGGCCTACTGGTTCAAGCACGATCTGGAGCGCATCCGCGCCCGGTTTCCCGTCCGGGAAATCAAGACCGCCCAGGACATCGCCGACTGGAACCAGGGGAAAATTCCGGTGGCGGTCATCCACCCGGCCTCCGCCGGCCACGGTTTGAACCTGCAGGCCGGGGGTTCCACCCTCATCTGGTTCGGGCTAACCTGGTCGCTGGAACTGTACCAGCAGACCAACGCCCGACTCTGGCGGCAGGGGCAGGAAGCTCAAACCGTGGTCATCCACCACATCATCACCAAGGACACCATCGATGAGCGGATCATGTCCGCCCTTCGCAGAAAAGACAAAACACAATCCGCTCTCATTGACGCGGTCAAGGCCAATTTGGAGGTGTAACATGACTGCAAAAGAATACTTATCCCAAGCCCGGCTGCTGGATGCCCGGATTAACGCCAAGATTCAGCAGGTTTCGGCGCTGAACGATTTAGCCACCCACGCCACCGCCACCCTGACGGGGATGCCCCGCAATCCCAGCCGGTCTGAGTCCCGCATGGCTGAAGCGGTGGTCAAGATCATCGACCTGCAGAACGAAATCAACCACGATATCGATGAGCTGGTGGATTTGAAGCGGGAGATCACCCGCCGGGTCAAATCCATCCCAAACACCGAGTACCAGCTCCTGTTGGAGAAGCGGTACCTGTGCTTCATGCCCTGGGAGAAGATCGCCGTGGATATGGGCTACTCCATCCAGCACATTTATCGTCTGCATGACTGGGCGCTGCGGGAATTTCCCGTCCCCCAGGAAACATGAGAGTTCGATGTATTGAATGAGAGCAGCTCCGTAGTGTATCATTAAAATTGCCAAGATAACAAGGACAGCCTCATGGGAGCCATCCCGTGGGGCTTTTCTTATGCCCGAAGGGAGGTGGAATGGTGCCAACAAAACCCAAGCGCCCCTGTTCGTACCCCGGATGCCCCAAGCTGACGGATGGCAGGTTCTGCGAGGAGCACGCCAAGGCGGAAGCCAAACGCTACGAGAAGTACGACCGTGACCCGGCTGTACGCCGTAGGTATGGCCGCGCCTGGAAGCGCATCCGCGACCGGTACATCCAGGAGCATCCGCTGTGTGAGCTGTGCCAGCGGGATGGCAGGCTGACCCCCGCCGAAGAGGTGCATCACAAGGTACCTCTCTCTGAGGGCGGCACACACGCACGGGACAACCTCGTTGCCCTCTGTAAATCCTGCCACGCCAGAATCCACGCCCAGTGCGGGGACCGCTGGCACAAGCACTGACCCGGTAGGGGGATAAAAATCTCTACAGCCTGTGGGCCGTGCAACGGGCCGGGGGTCTCGCGCACAAAATCGCGGTTTCAAAGGGGGTATATACCCCAGGCCGAGAAAGGAGGAAGTCTGTGGCCAAAGACGGTACCAACCGCGGCGGCGCCCGTGCTGGTGCCGGCGCAAAGAGAAAGCCCCTCGCCGACAAGATCGCCGAGGGCAATCCCGGCAGAAGGAAGCTGACTGTCATCGACTTTCAGGATACAGCCGATTTAGAAGGTCAGCCCATGCCGAAACCGTCAGCCATGCTGTCCGCTACCCAGAAGGATGGCAAGACGCTGGTCGCCGCCGAGGTCTACGAGAAGACCTGGACCTGGCTGGCGGAGCGGGGATGCGCCGCGCTGGTTTCCCCGCAGCTTTTGGAGCGATACGCCATGAGCGTGGCCCGCTGGATACAGTGCGAAGAAGCCATTACCGAATACGGCTTTCTCGCCAAGCACCCCACCACGGGGAACGCGATCCAAAGTCCCTATGTGGCGATGAGCCAGAACTTCATGTCCCAGACCAACCGCCTGTGGATGGAGATCTACCAGATCGTCAAAGAGAACTGTTCCAGCGAGTACGGCGGGGCCACGCCCCAGGACGATGTGATGGAGCGGCTGCTGTCCGCTCGGAAAGGAAAATGAGTATGACCAAATATAAAACGGCTGAAAGCGTCCGGCGCGGTCACCCGGATAAGCTGTGCGACCTGATCGCCGACAGCATTTTGGACGAGTGCCTGCGGCACGACCGCTATTCCCGCTGCGCCTGCGAGGTCATGGCCACCAAGGGGAAAATCTTTGTCTGCGGGGAGATCACCTGTGCGGCAAAGATCAACATCCGCTCGGTGGTTCGGGAAGTCCTCCGCAAGGTGGGCTACAACCCTATGAAATTTATTGTGTTCGTCTATGTCCATCGGCAGAGTCCCGACATCGCCGGAGGCGTGGGTTCCGCGCTGGAAGTGCGGGATGGCGGGAGTGGTGATGTCTTCGCCGCCACCGGCGCCGGCGACCAGGGCACCGTGTACGGTTACGCCACCAGGGAAACCTGGACACGCCTGCCAGTCCCTGTGGTTTTCGCAAACGACATCTGCAAAGGTCTGGACGAAGCGATGCAGGATGGAACCATCCGCGGCATCGGTCCCGATGGCAAAGCTCAGGTGACCGTGGTGTATGAGGACGGAAAACCCGTGGGCGTCAAGAACATCGTGGTGTCCGTCCAGCACGATGAAGGCAAAAATCTGGAGGAGCTTCGGCGCGAGATCATCTCCGAGGTGCTGTATCCCATCCTGGACCGTTTCGGTTTCTCCAAGGACGTGGATATCCTCATCAACCCTTCCGGCAGATTCGTGGAGGGTGGTCCCGCCGCCGATACCGGGCTGACCGGCAGGAAGCTGATGGTGGACACCTATGGCGGTCTTGCCGCCCATGGCGGCGGCGCCTTCTCCGGGAAGGACCCCACCAAGGTGGACCGCTCCGCCGCATACATGGCCAGAGCCATTGCCCGGAATGTGGTGGGCGCGTGGCTGGCGGAGGAATGCCAGGTTTCCATCTCCTATGCCATTGGCAAGGCGGAACCTACCGCTGTGGAGATCGACACCTTTGGAACCGCCAGGGTGGACGAGGATGTGATCCGGCTGGCGGTACTGGACGTGTTCGACCTGCGTCCCGCCGCCATCATCTCCGTACTGCACCTTCGCACGCCCCTGTACGCCGACACCTCCGCCTACGGCCACTTCAACGGATACAAGTACAGCTGGGAAAACCTCGACAAGACAGATGAGCTGCGGAAGGCGGTGGAAAAGTATGCTGATTGAGCGCAAGCGCACCGCCGACCTCATTCCCGCCGACTACAATCCCCGCAAGGACTTAAAGCCCGGTGACCCGGAGTATGACAAGCTGAAACGCTCCATGGAGCAGTTCGGTTATGTGGAGCCGGTGATCTGGAACAAGACCACCGGACGGGTAGTGGGCGGTCACCAGCGGCTGAAGGTGCTCATGGACATGGGCGTCACCGAAGTGGAGTGCGTGGTGGTGGAGCTGGATGAGGAGCGGGAAAAAGCCCTCAACATTGCCCTCAACAAAATCTCCGGCGATTGGGACAAGGACAAGCTGATGCTCCTCATCTCCGACCTGCAGGGCGCCGACTTCGATGTGTCCCTCACCGGCTTCGACCCCGCCGAGATCGATGACCTTTTTAAGGACAGCCTAAAGGACGGGGTAAAAGAGGATGACTTCGATGTGGACGCCGAGCTGGAGAACCCCGCCATCACCAAGGCCGGGGATGTCTGGACGCTGGGGCGGCACCGGCTGGTCTGCGGCGACAGCACGAAAGCGGAAACCTTCTCTCTGCTGATGGACGGACTGAAGGCCAATCTGGTCATCACCGACCCACCCTATAATGTCAACTACGAGGGCAGCGCCGGGAAGATCAAAAACGACAATATGGAGAACGCCGCCTTTTACGACTTCCTGCTGGCGGCGTTTCAGAATACAGAGGAAGCCACGGCGGACGATGCCTCCATCTATGTGTTCCACGCGGACACCGAGGGGCTGAACTTCCGAAAGGCATTCTCGGACGCCGGCTTCTACCTTTCCGGGACGTGTATCTGGAAAAAGCAGTCCCTGGTGCTGGGCCGCTCACCCTATCAGTGGCAGCACGAGCCAATCCTCTTCGGCTGGAAGAAGAAAGGCAGACACCAGTGGTATACCGGGCGGAAAGAGTCCACCATCTGGGAGTTCGACAAACCCAAGAAAAATAAGGACCATCCCACCATGAAGCCCATCCCGCTTCTGGCCTATCCTATTCTGAACTCCTCCATGAGCAACGCCATCGTGCTGGACCCCTTCGGCGGGTCCGGCAGCACTCTCATCGCCTGTGAACAGACCGACCGCGTCTGCCGCACCATCGAACTGGACGAAAAGTTCTGCGATGTCATCGTGAAGCGGTACATCGAGCAGGTGGGCAAAGCGGACGATGTATCCCTCCTGCGGGATGGGCTGACCTACCGCTATGATGAGATGATTGAAAGCGACAAAAACGAGGAAACGGCATAACCGCTTCCTCGTTCTATCAATTCTTCCTGGTTGGCTTTACATTGACCGCCGGATTGATGGTACCGTCAATCTCTCCGTGCTCCTGCTCGAAGGCTTTGATATTTTCCCGGATGAGCACCAGAATATGGCTGTTGACCGAGCGGCCCTCGTAGTCGGCTACAAAGCCCAACTTTTCCAGCATCTCTTCCTCTATGCGAATGGATACACTCTTAATGGCCACAAAATCACCTCAATAGATATATTGTGCGTTTATTTTATGGCCGCCATGTGATAAAATGTTTTGAATAGATATACAGTATATCTATAATAATTTGCTATGTGTCCGAGGTGTTGAAATATGCGGGTGGCGATCGTAGGTTCCAGAGGGCTAAGTGTAACCAATTTGGAAAAATATTTGCCGGACGGCGTATCAGAAATCGTGTCCGGGGGCGCAAAAGGAATTGATACCTGCGCGAGGGAATACGCAATCTCTAACGGGATCAAGCTGACAGAGTTTTTGCCGGAGTATGAGAAGTACGGACGATCTGCCCCACTGAAGCGCAACATTACCATCATTGAAAATGCTGATCTTGTACTGGCGTTTTGGGACGGGACATCGCGCGGAACAAAGTTTGTGGTTGATGAATGCAAAAGCAGGGGGATTCCTGTGCAGGTTTTTGTTCTAACCAACTGCGGCTGACAACACAAGCCTCCTCAATTTGTGTACAAGGTAGAATGTGGCGATTTGGCTCTTTTCCACTTGCTATTACCTTTCTTTAGAGGGAATATGTACTCACCCAAAAAGAAAGGTGGTACGACATATGCCAAATAAGAAAATGGATGAGGCGGTGGAAGAATTCATTCTGCGGCGAATCAATGATTGGGGTTCAGACGAATCCCAGGGTCTGCAGGCGGCCATTGAGCAATGGAGGCTGAATACCGAAAAACTGAAGATGTCTTTATCCGACCAGCAGAAAACTCTCTACAGAGAATGTGAGAACGCCTATGCACTGGTGGATGGAGAGACTATGCAGTGTTACTACCGTGCCGGTTTTGCCGACGCGGTAGTATTTTTGATTGGCTGGAGGGATAGAACATGGAACTGAATTTTAACTGCACCGGCAATGAACGGAAGCGGTTAGTGAACGCCATCAGCGAAATCACCGGCGCTCCCGCCAAGTACCTGGGCGCTCCGAGCTTTGCCTATCAGGTGGACTACTTCACCATCGACCGCAACGGCGGCGTCACCTTCGATGACCGGGCTGACAGTGAAGAAATCGAAAACCTCATCGACACGCTGGACAGCCAGGGCTTCAAAGCCGAGCCGCAAGAGGTCGAAGCATCCGAACCCGTGGAGCCGGCCCCCGCCGAGGTGGACGGGCTGTGTATCTCCATGCCAGCCAGTCTTTTCACCGAGACAACGCTGCAGAACTTAAAGGACATCATCGCGGCGAAGGGAAATCTGATCCGCAAGGCCCTGGGGGTGGACGAGCTGCCCGTGGAGGTCGGCGATACGAAGGTCTCCTTCCCCTGGTTTGCCGGAACTCCCACGCCGGAAGAGGTCAAGGCTTACGACCACTTCATCTGCGCCCTGTGCGAGATGGCCAGAAATCAGAAGCGCGTTACCGCCAAGGAGCGGGACACCGGGAACGACAAGTACGCCTTCCGCTGTTTCCTCCTCCGGCTGGGTTTCATCGGGCCGGAGTTCAAACAGGAGCGCAAGATCCTCCTGCGGAACCTGACCGGCAGCTCCGCTTTCAAAGCGATCCCCCAGAAGGAGGTGGCGGAGGATGCGGCTTCCGAGTAAGGAAACACTGGCGCTCCTCCGCTCCCGCTACCCCAAGGGCGCACGAGTGGAACTCGTCCGCATGGACGATCCCCAGGCTCCGCCCGTTGGCACAAAGGGCACGGTGCTGGGTGTGGACGATGTGGGGAGCATCCTTGTGGCATGGGACAACGGCAGCGGCCTGAACGTGGCCTTTGGCGAAGATATCTGCCGCAAGGTTGGGGAATAAGGCACTGTAATATACACAGTTTTACGACCACAAGATCGTGTAGTTTATGGCTCAAATAGTCCTGGATATAGTGTGCCTTCAGAGGTAATATGACACTACCGAAAGGGAAAACAACACCAACCAGGAGGCAGAACCATGAACGAGAAAACGAGAGTCCAAATCGAGGAAATGAAGAAGCAGACCATTGGGGTCGAGGTCGAAATGAACAACATCGAACGCAGCCGGGCGGCAAAAGTCGCCGCCGAGTTCTTTGGCACCGGGCGCTATGAGAACACCGCCCACCGCAACGGGTACAGTACCTGGAGCGCATGGGACAGCCAGGGACGCGAGTGGAAATTCCAGAAGGACGTTTCCATTTCCGGCCCGGACAGCGAAAAATGCGAGCTGGTCACCCCAATCCTGACTTACGCCGACATGGAAACCCTGCAGGAGCTGATTCGGCGGCTTCGCAGAGTGGGCGCCAAGAGCGACTCCACCAGGGGCTGCGGAGTCCACATCCACATCGGCGCCAAGGGCCACACGCCGCAGACCCTGCGCAACCTGGCCAACATCATGGCAAGCCACGAGAGCCTTCTGGCCGAAGCCCTCAACCTCGACCATTACCGCATGAGCCGGTACTGCCGCACGGTTGACCCCCGCTTCCTGGAACAGCTCAACCGCAGGAAGCCCACCACCATGGCCGACCTTGCCGACATTTGGTATGGGAGCCAGGGCGCCAACTACGGCAGAAGCCACCATTACAATGACAGCCGCTACCATATGCTCAACCTCCACGCCACCTTCACCAAGGGCACGGTCGAGTTCCGGCTTTTCCAATTCGATGCCCCCGGCAACGGAAAACGCAACGGCCTTCACGCCGGCCAGTTGAAGAGTTACATCCAGCTTTGCCTGGCGCTCAGCCAGATGGCCAAGACGGTGCGAACTGCCAGTCCCAAGCCCCAGCAGAACGAGAACCCCAAATACGCCATGCGCACCTGGCTCCTCCGCCTGGGCTTCATCGGTGAGGAGTTCGAAACCGCACGAGATATCCTGACCCGCCGCCTTTCCGGTGACGCAGCCTTCCGCAACGGCAGAGCCGCCGCTTGAAGGACGCCGCCCAGAGGCCCCCGAACCCGCTGACGCGGGCTTTCGGTGGTAGAAGGGGTACGCACCCCGGAAAGGAAGGATCACGGAATGAAAAGATACTACATTGCCTACGGGAGCAACCTCAATGTCCAGCAGATGCGCTGGCGCTGCCCTGGGGCGCGGATCATTGGCACCGCGGAACTGCAGGACTACCGGCTCCTGTTCAAGGGCAGCAAGACCGGCTCCTATCTCACGGTCGAGCCGGAGAAGGGATGCACGGTCCCCGTTGCGGTCTGGGAGGTCACCGAGCAGGATGAACTGGCGCTGGACCGCTACGAAGGGTACCCCAGCTTCTACTACAAAACCGAGATGACGCTGGATGTCAAAGGTATCCGCACCGGCAAGCTCCGGCGC